GAGAAAATTGACTCTCTGCAAAATCTAATGCAACATTTGCTATGTCCTCCACTTCATTAGCAAATTCCTGATCCTCTTTCATCCATTTATAGAATGTAGATCTAGGCACCTCAGCTATCTTGCAAGCACTATTAACAACTCCCAGACTTTTCTCCAATGCTTTTAACATTGATTCTTTTTTTATGTGTCTACTTTTGTCCATTATAAATTAAGTTTTATTGTAAATTCATTTGCTTTTCTTTTGACTTTTGAAATCATTGATGGATATAATTTAATCAAATCTTTTATTGCTTTTTTCTCAATATCAATAGTCCTATAATCTTTACATCCTCCATCCTGAGTCCAATGATCATTTTCCCAATGCAAATATCTTATTCCCAAAATTCCTCCTTTGTCTTTTATATGTCTAAGACAAATTTCATAATCTTCTTTTACTACAAAATTCTCATCAAAATAATATTCTCCATCATTTATAATTCCCATTAATGAAGCTGTAACATAAGTTCTTGTTAGTATAGGTTTATATGGGTATGTTCCTCTTGGACTGCTCTCTGTCCTTGTTCCCCAAATCTTATATCCTAATTGCTCAGTTAAATCAAAGTATTTTAAAAATTCTTCCATCCAGAATCCCTCCTCTTTTACTTGTACTTTTTTTGTGTTTCTTTTATCTAAAAAATTATAGCCTACATTCTTTGCATCATCATCTAACATAACCACCCATTTATCCTTAGAGTTTTTTAAGATCCAATTTCTTGTAGGTGTTATTCCTCTCACTTCCTTAGGTATGCAGATTATATTTTTGACTAATCCTTTATATTGATGATATTCACTTTCAGGAATAAAAAAAGTAGCATTAGGTAATATCTTATTTGTGGTTGTCAAACCTGCTCTGCCTTTACTTGGTACTGCTACTAACATTTATTCTTTTTTTAAATTCATCCCAATATAAAACTCTTTCCAAACTTACTGCATCAAAGCCACTTCCTTTTTTATAACCTCCTCGCCTTACCATTTTTAATTTTAATGTTTCTTTTAACTCCTCCCAATCAACTGAATTAGGTTCTGCCATGATTAATATATATTCTTTTGGTGGCTCTAATTGAACAGATTGAGGTAATTCAATTTCATCATCATCTTCTAATTGATCAATCTGATCATTCAAAGGTAAATCAACACCCCAATCATTAATTAAATCTAAATCCCATTCATTAGCAATAACATCCCAATCCCAATCTCCAAAAGAAGAATTGTCTTTTATTATAAATTCTTTTTTCTGATCCTCACTTAAATCATCTGCCTGGATAACATAAATCTCTTTTAATCCTGCTTCAATACAAGCTTTGTATCTCATATTCCCACCCAGAATAATATTATTTTCATCTACAACAATTGGTCTAAGTTTTAACATTTCAGGAAATTCTTCTATTGACTTGACTAATTTTCTAAACTTATAATCTTTTATTAATCTAGGATTATCAGGATTAGATTTTATTTTAGATATTTTTATTCTATTAGGTTTCATATTTATATAACGATTTTTAAATTATTTTTTCCAATTCCATCCATTGATCATCAATTTAATTCTTTCCTCTGCTTCATCTTCTTTGCTTTCAGGAATATCTAAAACCAATTTTAATAAATCAGTATCATATTTTTTTTCCATCAATTTACATTTGTTTTCTAAATAATGAACTCTGTCAATTTGGTCAATAGTCAGATTGCTTTTAAATGTGAAAAGATTTTCTAAATATTTTAATTTCTCATTCGTTTTTTTATACATCTTATAATTGTTAAAAGCATGTATGCAACTCGCATGAGTCATTGTCTTATTATTATCATTGAAGAATTTAGCAATATTTAGCCATCTCATGTTTAGTTTTTCCCTTAGCAAATAACAGACCAAAGATCTCATTTCAACATTATATTTTCTCCTATTATTTTCAAAAACATTAATTCCTGATTCTTCTATTATTTTATTTGCAATCTCAATTGGTTTTAAATTCTCTTTCATTTTGTTCTATTTCTTTTATCTCCTTTATTGGTTTTATGCCATTGGTATGTTTGACTAAACTCATCACATTTAATGAATTTAACTTTTTTATTTTTTGGCTCTTTAAATTTTCTTCTCATTTTGTTCTAAGTTTTAAAAGATTAAAGCACTCAATATATTTTAATTTTGCTTTACCTCTATATTCTTTTTTAAATAATTCGTACATCTTTTTTGTATATTGATATTTAGTTTCGCAATCTACAAAATATTTCTCTGCAAACTTTTTTCCTTTGCCTTTAAAATAGTTCACATTGTCTGCAACATCTCCAACAATCATCTGCTCATAAAAATTATACAAAGCTTCAGATTCGCTAATATTATGAATTGTCTTGTGTTTATAATGATAATTATATAATAAACATGGAAACTGCTTATAGTCTTTATCTATGCTAACTATCATCACTTCTTCTCTACCAAACTCATCACTCAATCTTTTCCAATACTGAGCAACTAAATCATCTGTTTCTCTGCCATAACAATATTTGCTCTCATAATTATCTTTTACATATTGATGCATTGGGTGTAATAGTGGAGGAAGAATTTGCTTCTTTCTATTTGCTTTGTAATCACTTGTAATCTGTTTTCTGAAATTTCCCTTAGATCCATTAAATGTAACTATTGTTTCAATCTCATATAACTCCTCCAGATCATTAATAATCTTCATGTACTGCTCATCAAATTTATTAATTGAATCTTTTATATCAGAATAAAAATTATCTGGGTACATCTCATAATTAGCATCATTCTTTGATCTATAACAACTCGCAAAGATCAGACTATCTGCATCTATTAATAAAATCATTTTGTTATAAGCATAAAAATTATTGAAATAAATAATCCTATTAAAGACCATCCCATTAGCTTATAGCTTTTTTTCATATCTTGTGGACTTTTGCCCTGATTACTCCTGTATTGTCTCTTTTTTTTCATATGGTTTTTTTGGTGTTCTTTTATAATCAAAACTATATCGCTTTTCTAGATTTGTAATATTACTCTTATCTATAATTTGATTTTCTAAATCAATGACTTTATAATTATGTTCTATTAATAATTCTATCGCATCATTTATTGCTTTTACTTTTTCTCTAAAATGATTAAATATTTGATTTTCAAATGCATTGTGGTTATGTTTCATAATTTTATCTTTCGTTTTCTTTTAATGAATCTCTAAGCAAATCTCCATACATATTCTGTTGCTTATCATTTTCTTTTTTTACTTGACTAACTATAAAAGGTAAATCCTTAAATAAAGATTCTACATTCCAGACCAGCCATTTTTCATCTTCCAAATCTCCATATCCAATATGCAACTCTCCATCCCAAACTTGTAAAGTATGACTTTCATATATGTAAGTATGTTTTTTAGCTTGTTCTAATTCTTTTTCTAATTTTTCAATTCTCTGTTTTTGTGTCATAATTTTCTAGGTATAATTATTGGATTTAAATCTTCTCTTTTTATTAATGTTAAAATATCTTTACTCCCTTTTCTATTATATAATTTATAAATAGGATTTTCTTTTACAAAAACTTTTTGAACTTTCTCTTTGATTAATTTAACCAGATCCTCTCTCCAGACAAATAGCCATTCTTTCTCCTGTTTAAATGCTATGTAGTTAGCTTTTCCAAAAGCCCATCCATCAAATCCATAAGGATTTCTTATTTCAATCCAAAGAAGATTATCATTTTTAGGTTGTCCTCTTTTAATACTTTTTCTATCTTTAATATCAACAGAAATAGTAGTTTCAATAATTTGTGTAGTAAATTTTATTTCCCCATCAATGTGATGGTATTTATTTTTTTCTAGACTAACAGAATTAAATCCCAGATCCTTTAAATCCTTTTCTTCAATAGGATTATATCGCTTGATTAATTCCTGAGATAATTTTCTATTATATTCATTCATGAAATAAATATAATGATTTATTACTTATAAACAAAAAGTTTATAAACCATTATTCCAAATGACATTCAAATCATCTATCCATCTTTTGATTTCTTTTGGGTTGCAGGTGCAGGGTTTATAATACGAATGCTTTTTATATCGTGAGTGCAAGTCGCATACCAACTCAAACTCTTTTCCTGATATTGTTGATTTAGGATTATTTCTAAATATTTCCCATTTTGTGAAGTCTTGTTTTTCAAATTTTACCATCTTTTAAT